GCCATGAGCCAAATGCCAGCCCTTTTCAAACTCATAAGCTCTTTTGTGGAATCGTATGCCTAAGCCAGCGAAATCCATAAATTTTGCATAATCTAATTCTGGCAATCCAATTAGTGATGGCGCACCTTTAAGCAAGGTTTGATAAATTCTATCTGTGTGATTTGATCTAACAATATCTGTTGTGCCTAGATCGTAAAGAATTTCTTGGCCTAATTTTCTTTCCTCATCGAGTGTTTCAGCAAATTCTAACTTGGTGTTTTTTGCCCAACGGGATTGACTGCCAAGATCCATTTCATCACCAACATTTAATACATAATCAAATTTTTCATGCTTTGCCATTTTAATAAGATTGGCAACAGCTCTTGGATGGTGCAGCGGAATTTGGAGATCTGGCGTTACTAAATACCTACGATTTGCTTTAATTAATCGTCATCCTCATCTGGAGTTGGAATAGTTGGGATAATTCCTTTATCGCCTACTACCCAATCGGGCATTGACGATGGACTATCCATTAAATAGAGAGCAACAGACTCAGAAAATCCAGCCTTGCGTGCAGCTCTAAACATTTCATGTTTGGCAATATAAAAAACCTCTAATTTAGTTAAAGGCTCAGGAGTGTGGCGAACTACTCTCCGGTTGACTTTTTTTCGTTTAGTGCGTTTCCGTGTGTTCGCCATGATTAAATTATGACTTGCTAATTATTGTAAATAGATCATCGACACGCTTCTCAAGTCGATTTAATTGATCTTTCATAGATGACCCTGAGTTGGGCTTTAACTCTGAAAGGTAAGACTTAATAACCCAACGCAGAGCCAACAATAAACTGGTTGCGATTGCGCATACGCCAACGCCAAAAGCAACGATTTCGTTTGGACTCATTTTTCACTGAGGCCATAATCTGCTTCGCTCCCGGATTTTGGATCTAACGCCTTTGCAATAGGCGCAACAATTGCACCAAGCATAGTTGCATAGGCTGGATGAATATCAGCCACGATTGCTAAAGCAACTGTTATTCCACTAGCTGCTACAGCTCTCAAGTATGACTTAATTGCTGCTTTGTGTTTTTTAGTTAGTTTCATTAATTGCCTTTCAGTAGTGGGATGTCGAACTTATGACCTGGTTGATTTGGCTTAAAACTAATATGGATATGCTTATGATGTGGATTAATGCCACGATATTTAATCCAACGCCATAGCGATTTTCCTGAACATATTTTACCAGCGTGGATTATGTAAGATATACGCTTATCTTTTTTTGCTGTGAGTCGAAGCTGATCTGCCAGAGCATAAGCAACCCCTTGTTCGTTAGAAAGGCCAGCGTCAATATCGAGCGCGCAAACTTCGGCTGTGTCTGGTCGTGGGTTGTGATCCGACTTGGTTTGTCGTAATGCATGTTTAGAATCACCAATCCACCCATCGCTGCGCTTATCGCGATCCAACCATGTTTCATTTACTTGATCGCGTAAAGTATCAGCAGCTTTAGATAACCAAGCCTTCATTAGCCAAGTATCGTTTTAAGTTCATCAGCAGTTAAACCGATGCGATCAAGAATGGTTGCTTTAGCAATTGCTTTTGCTTCGGCTTCGGCTTTTTTTGTTATTGCATTTGCAGCATCAATTTCCATTTGAGCAATTTCATCAGCATTAGCATCTCTGACAATTTCTTCGCCAGTTTCACAATTAATTACTTTAACTTGCGGTGTATTTGCTTTAGCCATTATTTAACTCCGTAAAGTAGAATTGATCCAGAAGTAAAATTTCCGGTGCTTGTGTAAATAGTTAAAGAACTTATTGCACCAGTTTGATTAAAAGCGTGAACATAACCTAACATATTTACATTAGTGCTAGTTGTTGAATTAACTCCAATTCCAAAAGTTTTTGCTGTTTTCCAAGTTGTACTATTTGTATAATTAGGTATTTCCACTTTTACTAATCCACTACCTACTGCATTATCATTGCTTGGCATTATATCCCAACCAGTATCACCAAAACTTACACCAAGTTGATTTACATCAACAAATGGGTTTGACCTGTAACGACTACCGGTATCTGCGTTAATTCTCATTCTAATAGTTGCGGCATCGGTAGCAACTAATGGATTTACAAAAACTAATTCTAAGTCGTTATATGTAGCAGGAATTGATGACAATGTAACTGATGCGCCAGTTAAACTTGTAGTGCTAATTAAAGTCATTCCACCGCTTGAAACAGTTGCCCACTCAGGAGCATTTGCACCAGAATTTACTTGAAGCACTTGTCCTGCTGTTCCAAGCCCTAATCTAGTTTTAACATTTGCGGTAGATGAGCGATAAGAAATATCGCCAAGAGTTGTTTCTGGATTAAGATTCTTAACAGTTGTATCAACAGATAAACCAAGTGTGCGAATAGCACTTGCGCCGTCTTTAACTAACGCGGTGTCATCTGGAGTAGTCCAGCCATAATTGGTAGTGGTTGCCATTTTATCCTTTTCCTATCAGGCTACTATTGTAGCGTATTCCCAAGTTAATGTTGGGTCTATTGTGTTCCAAGCTTCAGTAATTGGCGTGGTATTCCAACGCATCGCCACTTGGCTAAAGGCTGTTGGTGAAACATTGATTGTTAAAAACAACTCATTAAATCGAGTGCTCCAAGACCAACCCTCAACATAACCTTCAAATGCTCCACCTGAAATCTGAGTTGGTAGGTTTGCTAGATAAACCGGCATTCCCATAAACACTCCCAATAAAGCATCCCGATCTGAGTTATCAATTTCAGGGTTAGTTATTGGAAATGTGATTGATTGAAAAGTTGGTTGCGGAAAGGCTCTTTGGGCTATATATCTATCAGCTACGGCTTGAGCATCTACAGCTGAATGTAAGACTGAGTTAATACTTTCCGATTTGTAACCATATAGGGCAATAGAGCTTGGACTCGTAGCAGTTTCCTGTGAGTTAAAATTATTGCCATAATTGATATAAATATCATTACGAACATCACCTGATCGCATAACTGTAGATAGTCCAGAACCTAAAGCATGACCAGCATCTAGATCAACATAACCATTGGTCAATAGATAATTCTGTCTGTGGTCAGCATCGGCATAACCTATGTTGCCAGCATTATCCTCATATAAATATCCAAAGGCTGAGTTGGCGATTAAACTTAAAATGTTGTAAATGGTATCTGGCTCTGATCCACGATTTTCCATAGTATAAAGGCCGGGTTGATCTATCTCGCCAAGTCCTAGATTAACTGCATTAGCCCAAGTTTCTGTGGCGTTATAAGTTGACCATTGTGAAGCTACTGGCACATCATTCCAAGTTCCAAGCAACACGCTAGACAAAACATCATAGATTTGGTTGCCATCCTCATCTTGTGAAATTGTGCCTGTGTAAATTTCTTTGGCTATTTTGGCAAGTGAACCCATCGCGGTAAGTGTGTATTGAATAACTGTAGCTGCTGCACCTGTTTGGCCAACCTCAACAATAACATCGGTAATGTCGCCACCAAATAGGCTTACATAAGTTGCTGAACTATCTTTGACCTGTAAATCTAAACTGTCATTAATATCAAAAGGCAAGGTTTGATTATTTAATGCAATTAAAGTTATTGTAATATAGGAAGGGTTAGGCTGTAAATAAATGTCAGTTCGACCAGCCTCATGCTGAATATCACTTATTGCGATGTCAGTATAATCAACCCCACCGACAGTCAATTTCCAATCTGGTGTCCATGCACTCATGGTTATGGTTTAACGGCTGCTCGTGAAAGGTATGGATTAGATCTTGCTGCGCTTTGATTGACAACCTTAGCAACAGCTCTCGCAGCACCTTCGCCATCAATAGCATTAACAGTTATATTTGTAACACCTTGACCTGTTGTATATGTGCCACTTGATTTTGGTTTTGGAACTGATGGTAATGATGATCTAGCAGCTGATGGAGCAGGGTTTGGAATTGAGCCTACATTGACACCCGGAATAATATTAACAACTCTAATTAACTCATTGGCAAGCGATACGACTAAGCCAATTGCTTCTCGAAGGAATGTAATAAATCCTGAGATGATCCCAGACACAACTCCGATTGCTCTGCCAAAAGATTCTGCATTTCTTTGGGTTTCAGTA